CCACACTCAGAACATATATATCCACCATGTAAATTGGGAATGAAATAACTACGTTGATCCTCTAAGTCTACGGCTGTATTTTTCCAGGTTGGTATTGGTGGAACTGGTTCGCTGAACCATATCGGTGGTTTTATGGATGTTGGTATTTTTGTGTGTATCATGTGGAATTACCTCAAGAGAAATTACACGGAGATATAGTCATTTATTTGACCAATTTCGCATACTGTACATGAATTTCCCAATACAAAGCTCCGCAAAACATCTGAATTATGTAGATTCTTCTTATATCAGCGGTTTTGAGCCACTCTTTGAGGGTATCCAGTACCTTTTGAGGGTCCTTATCCACAAAGATGATATCTTCTGGCTCCTCGTAACTGATTTCTTGAAAATGCAGTCCCATAAGTCTTCCTTTATTATAGACACAACTTCCATATATGGGGGTACTAAAATGCAAAAGGCACGCAAAATGCCGGGAAAATGCAATGGTGTACATTAGAATACCCCCCATATATGGAATTAGCTGTTTTTGGCCCTTGTAGTGGCTCCTATAGGAGCAAATTACTAAATGTTACCCCCACAGGGGCATTATTTAGTCACTGGACCGGCTTTGAGTTGAGATGGAAGATAACTCTATTCTGCATAAGCACACATAGTCTTATTAGAAGCCGAAGGGAGTGAAGCCAGAAGAGACTTCACTCCCTATTGCAAGGCTACTAAGTCTACTGAACGATACGCAGGGTGTACTTATTGCCTTCTGAAGCAAAACGAGAAAGGATCTTCTCGTTGTTTTCCTGCATATCACCAGACCAGAAGGCAGAAAACACATCAGTTCCACTCTTGGCGCTCATCATGACACGCACCAGAGTACCTACTGGAATGCCTTTCAACTCTGTTTCGGTAAAGTAACCACCTTCAATGCCCCATTTGGCAACTTTGGCAGGTACTTTCTTGACCAATTCAGGATCTTCCTTGCGGGCTTTGTAGTCCGCAGTACCCTGTTTCTTGGCCTCTACGTGCTCGAACACACTCTTGAGCACATCTGCAGGACTGGTTGCAACAACGGCACCACGCAGAACTTCACTGGCATACTTCCAGCTTCTCTCGAAGATATCAACACGTAATCCTTCGTTGCGAACCAACATACGGCGCAACAGGTAATACTTGTTGATGGCATTCTGACTGTGCTTGCACCAGTCATGTGCCCGATCAATCTGCACCTGGGTCGAACCTTCTTTGGCTTTCACGGTATCCATCCAGCCAAACCCTGGAACAAACTCACGTCCGAGTGTGAACATACCTGTGACTTCATCCCGAATAATTGGGGTAATGCCATAAGGATGCACCTCAAGGCGTGGCTTGAGTTCCATGCCACCTAAGATCAGACCACCCTGATAGGAAGGATACAGATAACCTTGTACCCGGCCCTGATCACTGATGGTAGGATTGCGTAATACCAGCCAATCCTCGCTGATGTTATAGATGGTTTTCAAGGCACCAGTAACCCATGCAGTAGCAGCTGAGTGACCATGCCATTCCTGTTCCAGATGCCCAGGTTTGGGATCTGACTTACCGGCTGTCGTCAGCCAAAAGTCGATAAAGCGTGGCGTGAACGTACCACCATCCCGTAAGGCTTCAGTCTTCTCTGCGGGGGTCAACTCTATGATCTGGGTTTGCTTTTCAGGGCGTTCCCATTTCAGTAAAGCATAACCGGCATCGATCAAAGCCGGGTCCATCTCTGCGATGTTGGCGATAACTTTCACTGCGGAAGCTGCGTAAACATCATAAGTTGAAGGGTTCATATTATTTTCCTTTTTCGGTTCTGATTGATTGAATTTTGTCTGATTGGCTGATGTATCGCTGTTTATCTTAGCTCTTCTTGGCATACAACTCTTTCTGGCTCGCCTTCTCTGAGCGAACCCGCCCTGCTTCGACTATTTTCTGGATTAGAATTATGCGCTTAGATTCTTCAACATGAAGACCATAACCTTCTAATTCTTTATCCAGCTGCTTTGCAGTTGATTCAACTGCACTTTGTTCTGATGCCTTGTGGTCAAAGGCACCCTTCGCCCAAAGTTCCAGGCGGGTCATTACTGGCAGATCTTGCTTTACCGTCGAGTACAACTTATTTCCAAGGAACTTATCCAACTGTTCTTCTTTGGAAACCTGGACTACGGCAACTTTCTTAGGGGTATTCACCACAACGGGCTTACTGCCAAGACCTCGTTTGGTGTACCAGATATAATGCTTGTCTACGGTCAGGATATCTTGCTGTTCAATGAACACAAGAAGTTCTTGCCGTAAATCACTCATTGCCTCTGAATTCACTGGTTCCATCTTGATCAATGCCGCATTTTCTGCGCGCGCAACCAGGTATTCATCCAGATCCTTCAGATCTTTCTGAGCTTGCATAGCAATAGCCTGCGCTTGAGCATACACAGTTCTTTGCCATTGCCGAGACTCTTCATCTCTGCGCTGGATTTCGGTTGTGCTCTGAGCGACTTCGGCTTTCAGCTGTGCCAATTTCTTGTGCACTTCTTCCAGGGGAGCGAGTTCAGCATTGGTTGCGATCACATGCTCAACCAATTCTGCATCCACAATCCGCTGACCAAAGGGATGACCCTTTAGAACTGAAGAAAGTTCTGGAACAGGAGCTTTGCTCATTGCTACTTGCTGCCGAATATCTTCGGTAACTTTATTGTTGTGAGCATCAAGCGCCTGCTTCTTCTCCAGTCTTTTAGCTGTCAAAGCTGCACAGTTGGTAGAATGCTTCGCTAATTTCTTAGCTGGCATTTCCTTATTGCAGGTAGAGCACTGAACTAACTGCTCTGCCACAATGGCTGGCATGGTGGGTTCAGGCTCTGGCTGCTTGAAGTTCTCCATGTAAACGAGAGCTTCTTCCAGAGTTTCCACTCCAGCTTGTTTCAGGGTATCTTTGTGGAAATTGAACGTTTCCACTTCTGCCACTGTTGAGCTCAAATTGACCAGATGTTTTTCAACATAGTCAATCGCTCCTGCCACATCTTCCGGCGAAACGCTGATCTGGTGTTTCACTTGTGGAGCCTGAGCATCCTGCTGAACTGCCTGGGCAATGCTGATCACTGGCTTGCTGCTGCTGGTTTTGTTGGTTTTTCTAGCCATTATTACTCTCCTTTTGGTAGGTTTGATTAGGCTTGCCAATAAGCCGCATCCCATGAACTCCTATGGGAGTAGGATTCGAGCCTGAACCATTACTCACAGTTTCGGCTTTGAGTAAAGGTAGTCCAGACTACCTCGATTGTTTGCCCCCTGAAGTGTGTTACTGTTTGAGAGTGATTGACCAAACTACTGACCGCCAGTAGCAGCATCAACCCTCTCCTAAAAGCATGTACTCATGCACATGCACTTAGGAGAGAAGGGTTGAACGACCTTTGCTAAGTCATGCTCACAAGACACTAGCGAGTCCCATTACGGATAGGGATTGCAACTCATGGCTAGATTAGTTCTCTGAGATGTATACCGGTAACCCTTTGAGAACAAAGCCTTATGAGCATGATTTAGCTCAGGTACACGATTGCACCCACCAATAGTGCATCATATAGATGCACTACTCGTGGCTGCAAGCGTACTACTACGCTTGCACCATTACCCTAATAGCGTCCCATTAGTATGTTTATGGTGAAGCGATCACCATTGATAGGCTCAAACAGCATGGCATGAAGACGCCAATCAATCAAGTCAAAGATCTTATGGAGCAGATCCTTGTCTTGAGCATAGACAACAAAGATGACATAGCCATGATGATCAAACTCATCAAGATGGCGCTCATGCCAGTCCAAGTTGCCGCCCTTGAGCATACCCAATAGAACAATTAGGTCTTTCACTGTTGTTATCATGCTTTATCTCCTTAGAGGGTGAACGCCCTCTTGTAAACATATAAGTGTGCTGTCCTTACATGCTTACAAGAAGGTGCTAGTCACAGGCACTAGCACTCTCTTTGAGACTAACCAAGCCAATAAAGGGCATGGATATGTTTGCATACCCATGCTGGCATATAGTGTTTGAACAACCATATTGCCACTTGATGTCTCTTGCCACAATCTAATGTATACATGATGTTCCTCCTGTGCTGCCTTCTCTTACGAGTAAGGACTTATGCAACCATAAGCGCCACCTCTTGCGAGGCATCGGGCTTGCACCGATCACCCTTACGGGCGGGCCTTGCGGTTGAGTCTTAGAGTGTTTGCTCTACAAGACCGCAATCCTTTGGCATGAGTTTGTCTAACTCGACAAACCCATCGTCATAGGAGTACGTGAGCACTAACTCACCCGGCACAACGTCATGAATGACATCATAAAGATGCTCATAACAAGTACGAGCACCCCTATGAGAGGCATTGATGACTAACTGCTCAACGTGCATACGCAGAGAGAGGCGTTTATAAGCGTCTTCCTCAAACGTGAGCACCTGCTTGGTAATGCCCATGCTGTTGATGATGTGCATATCAACAGCACGAATGTAACCAATAGGCAACGCAGCTATCATACAAACAATAGCTTGCATTGCATCAGCAGCAGTGCGGATTGACTCGGGATACTGGTTCGTAATCATTGTGCACCTCCTAAGTGCTTGAGGGTTGAAAGACCCTCTCAAGAGAAGACAAGCTATCTTGTCCTCTCTCAAGAGAGTGCCAGTGATAAGGCTCACTGGCAAAGCCATCATCTACTAATGCCCTAACAGTATATTGAGGGTGTTGCCAGCACCCACAACAACTGTATGTGCATCGGTACGCAGCAGGCTTACATCAAAGAGGGGCGCATAGCCCCCCACGGTGTAAGCAACTGTCGCAATGATAACGATGACCATCATAAAGAAGATCACCGCCATAGCATTGCAGAATGACCGATTGTACTGATTTGCGTTCATGATTCCCTCCTTCAAGGGGTACATCTAAATACTCATCAACGACTCGAGGCACACCCCCGAGTTCATTTCTGAGTTGATTTAGATGTAGTTATATTGCCCTCAAATATTTTTTCCCCGAAATAAATTGAAAAAGGTTGTATACTCTTATAGGAGCAATTCAAATCAAGACAAACAGGAGAATATTCAATGGCAGACGATCTATATTACAAGTTAGTAGCGAAGTGGCAAGCAGAGGGGAAGCGGCCTCGAGTGACGTACCAGCATGTGACCTACACGGTTAGTGGTACGGACAGTCAACCCGAGTTCAATGTATTGAATTCGATTGACCGGGTAGAGATACCGCAGGTAGTTGTAGAGCCTGAGTCCAGCAAGAAGAAAGGCAAAGTGAAGGTAGAGTGGCAGCCAGAGGAGATCAAGCCAGAGGAACCGAAAGAAGGTACAGATGGCAGTTCAGATCGTATCTGGTAATTCTGGATGGGAGCGTCTCAAGGATATGTGGGTTGCAGGGGGAAAGACTTCCAACCTGATAGATGGGACGCATTTATATTTGGTATACACTCCTAATGGAGATGATTCACCGATATTTGTTGAAACACCAGACATTGATTTATACACCAGCATATCTGGCACAATCAGTCCACCGAGGTAGGAGCATGGTAGATGACAATGAATACAAAACGAGTGACCAGTTATTGACCAAAGCCCTGATTGCCCTGCATGTATTTCCGAAGAAGTGTGAACCCGAGAATGGTACCAATCGATTGATTTACGTCTTTGACCTGAGTGGAGAGATAGAGAACAACAAGAAAACATTCAGAGTAAATGCGTTGATAGACAAGATCCGATTAGGGGATATGAGTGATCTGGTAATCACGCTGCAGGATATGTGGGTATCAGAGAACATCTGGACCATGAATGTGAGACATAGAGATGTACTCTCTTACAAGGGCTGAAGTCGAGATTATTGAGAAAGGGCTGGTAGACAAAAACAGTTTACCGGTCTTCACGGATTACTGGTTTGGCAAAGGGGATGGGACTGGATTTACGTATGACTATAAGTTTGAGGAAGCCTATCGATGGCAATACAAGCTGGTGTATGCCAGACAGCCGCTGATAGTCGTTATTGCGGGAATTGGTACGGGAAAGACTTTGGGAGTGGGTATGGCAGGAGTAACATGGGCCATATCCACTGAGGGGTTCAAGTTTATGAATGGGGCGAACTGGGCATATCAGGCGAAGTTGATGTATGATCTGATCATAGGCCAGATTACGGACACACCGGCTGAAAAACTGGTAGACCGGGCTGTTGAAAGTCCTTATCCAAAGATTATTTTCAAGTACAAGATAGGCAAAAGCACGTATACCAGCTCCCTGGAATTCATGAGCATGGATAAGAATGCTGCCAAAATCTTCTCCTGGCGTGGTGATTGGATCAATTTAGACGAAGCAGCCCTGATCACTGAGCTGGATATTGCCATGATGAATCTTTCTACTCGTCTTACGGGTAATACTCCAAGGGGCAGGGAGTATCTGGGTCGAATGAGCTTGATGAGTAATGCCTGGGACAATGAAAGTTCAAGCCAGCTGTATTATTTCTATGATATGGCAATAGATGAGCCTAATGAGTGTCTGAGTATTACTTTACCAACACAGGCCAACAAGAATGTAAGTGATCGGCAGGTCACAAATGCTCTGCGCTTTATTCCAAAAGATGAACAGGGTCGTCTTTTAGCCGGAGAACGTCCGGAGGGAAAGGGGTTGTATTTCTCAAAGCCAACCGTGAATGCCTGTACAGATCATTACATGAGCGAGTTTATTGAGATGAAATTTACTCAAAACACGCCTGGGTATAATATGGTGCGGGTACCCACAATTGGAGTGGTCCAATATGAGCAGCCTACTCAATCAAGTCACCTGATTTTGCTCGGAGATCCGGGCACAGAAGTCTTTCCAGCCAGAAATGCGCCTGTTTTAGGTCTTTTTGACACTTCTGGGGTCCCTTCGGCGCCTGCGAAGTTGGTTTCGTTTTGGTGGGGCAATGGAGGAGGTCGAATTCAGCCTTTTGTCGAAAAACTGCTCGAGTGGAAGCAAAAATACAATCCTTTCTTCACCGGAGTTGATTCCACCGGTCCACAGGCTGGTTTGACCGAAATGATCAACATTACCAGTTTTTATGACACTGATTTGAAGTCTTTTGGGGGTTCTGTAGCAGGAATGGACTTTTCAGGAGGCCGCAAACCGCAGTATCTGGTTGCGCTCAGGATTTTGCTTGAGGCACAACTGATTACATGGCCTGATTTTGCCAAAGGGATAAGGAGCCAGCTAACTAATTATGATCCAGCCAAAGACCGGGCAGGTGTCCCAAAAATTGCACAGGATATTGTATCCATGTTTAGTATGGCAGCACTCGTTATTCGTGCGTACTACCATATTGAAGCGCCGCCTCCTCCAAACTTTGGGGGAATTCGTATTCCTAATAAGCAGGAAGTTGAACACTTTAGGAGAACACCTGACCTCGCCCGATTCCAGCGCAGAACCTAAGCAATCCAATCGTTATATACGCTCCACTACTCGTTATAATAGAAGATAGAATGTGTACTTTTTGTGTTTCAATGGATCACATAGATGCCGATAACTGCTGGTGCGGTCCGATTTTATACGCTGATCTGCCAGGAGGGGAAATATGGATACATCGGGTACCTTGTGATCCACACGATAGACCTCCCAGGGAAATGCTTTTAGAGTCAATCGAAGAGAACTTATCTCCAAATAATGATCCAGAAGATGAACCATTTGATCCAAATTTCGTAGGTCTTGTATAGTATTCTGAAAAACCTGCTATACTGTAAACAACCCATCTAATAAATCCTCACATGATCTGATAAAAGCCTTTTTATGTGAGGACAATAGATGTTTCCTTTTCAGCTAACTGGACTCAAAGAGATCTTAGGCGCAGTACAGACTAAGCCCTTTTCGCTTAGTAACATATCCCGTTTTCCAGATGATGAATTTAGCAGTAACCAGGGTAAATATTCTGATTATTGGGATTGGTTTCAGGGTACACCTTTACTGGAAGTACAAATGCAGGGGGATCAGGCTGTTTCTAAGTTTCCGATCAAGATCAATCCTCTCAAAGCTGCAGTTATCAAACATGCCTATGCCCTGTTTGGCGAATTTAGAGAAGACTCAAGACCCCTGGTTTATCCCCAATTCAAACCTAACAATCTGAACCCAGAAGACAAAAAAGCGGCTATTGTTGCCCAAAACTGGATCAACACGATCTGGTGGGAGAACAGTGGTCGTTCTTTAATGATGCGAAATGCTTTATTGGCTCAAATCATGGGTGGGTGTATTTTCCGTCTCTCTTATGTTCCCCGAGAGATGGCTCGTGGTATTCGCTCTATCCCCTTGAAGGTGGACTGCCCCCACCCAACTAACTTTATTGGTATACCCATTCAAGGGGATGAATACCGCCTGTCTGAAGCGTGGCTGATCCAGGCGATTACTTATAAGGACGCCCAGGCTTCCGGGATCTCGATTGACGAAGGAGCTCAGATTTATTATGTGGAGCACTATACTCCGGACATAATGGAATTTAGCATCAATGGAATGCCAATTCCAACCGGAGAATTTGACCTAACTACTGGCAATCCGATCTATTATGGGGGTACCAATCCTTTTGGCTTTGTTCCCATAGTTTATATTCCCCATATCCGAGTTTCTGGCTTTTATGGAGAGAGTCATGTTACCGAGTCCGTAAAAGGGATCATCATGGAAATGAATGCACGTATGGCTGATTTAGGAGACGCTTCTTCTGATGACAGCCATCGTTATTATTTCATGGCAAATACCAATGGTATTCCCTCAGTAATTGACCTGGCGCCTGGAGTAAGGGTTATCAATGGGGGCACCAACCCGAGCATTACGGGTAAAGAGAGTTCACCTATGCTCGAGCAGATCGGGCAGCAACGCATGACCGAACCCATGCTGAACTTTATCAAGACCCTGGATCTGGCTTTCAGGCGTGAAGTTAGTGTTCCGGCTGTAGCCGATGGTGAAGACGAAGGCTCCCAGAGATCCAGTCTTACCCTGGCGATGCGTATGTGGCCTCTGATCAGCCATACCCGTACCGAGCGTGTTTATTGGGGAGATGCTCTCAATGTTCTTACCCGGATGATGGTCAATATGATTATCACTAAAGGCATGATCGAAGGTTTTCCAGTCCAGGCACAGTCCATGCGCATTGAACAGAAATGGGCTTCTATGCTGCCTCGTGACCGCGAAATGCTGATCAACGAGCTGGTCAATCGGTCTTCAGCTAAATTAGGTTCAGAGGAACATTTACTTGAACTTACCGAAGATGTTGAAGATCCAATAGACGAGATGGAAAAGATCAAAGAATGGACCAAAGAACTGGCAACCATCGAAGCTGAAGCTCAAGCAAAGGCAAATCCGGCGCCTCCTACTCCTATGGGAGTTGCACCGTCTTCTGCACAACAAAAATCCAACCTATCTACCAAAAAGAAAGTGAGTCAATAATGGAACCAGAACAGACCACCCCACCTGAAGGTGACGGTCAAACGACACCACCTGTAAGTGGAGATGATCCTTCTAAGAATTATGAAGCCCGTTTCAAAGGATTGCAGAGCACTTACCAGCAACTGCAGGCCAGCACGACTAAAACAATCACCGCCCTTACCCAGGAACGTGATGCGCTGACCAGTCAAGTCACCACGCTGCAGAGCACCATCCAGGCAAAAGATGGCGAACTCGCAACGACTAATGGAAAAATTTCTACTCTTACTACTGAATTGGAGAGTGAAAAACAGAATTCCGGTAAACACATGAAAGAGTCAACTCGCTTGAAGCTGATCTTGAAGAAATTTCCAGATCTGGCTATGTTTGAAGATGCGGGTCTACTTCCTTCTGCAGATACTCCGGAAGAACTTGAAACCAAGTTGACTGCCTTCAAGACAGCCACTACCAGTCTCGTTGGTAAAGGTGTTCAGGATAGAATGGCGGGATCTCCTCCTCCAGTTACTACTCCGACTACTCCTACCGGCGACCCAACTGAGTCAGAGGATTACATCTGGGATCAGATGACCAAGTTTGCTGGCAAAGATCCAGCCAAGTTTGGTGAATGGCAAGCCAAATGGGATACTCTCCAAGCATCTAAGAATACTAAAAAATAATTCTGGAGAAACAAAATGACCGAGATCCTTGAACAATATTATGCCGATAACCCGGTTGAGGTTCTGGATAAGAACCAGCGGGTTTGGTATGACCCCGATGTTATGCTGCTCTTCAAAACCCGCAGTATGTTCCAGGGAACCATCAATTACACCAAGTCCCTGGAGAACGTCCGGGCTACCACGATGGTCGTGACTCAGATCCTTGAGCCTCACGCCAATTACAACAGTGTTGCAGCTCGAACCATGTGGCTGCCCGCTATGCACATCGACTCACGCTCGATTGAGATCACGTTCTCTAACTATGCCGGGAAAGTGGCCCTTCACGATTACGATGAACTCGTAACCTACTGGAAGGCCAACGGCACAGCTGGTCTACGCTCGATTATCAACCAGGTGTTGGGCGCGCATGTGGTTGACGTTCATGATTTCCTCGCCCGAAATGCTTACCTGCAGGGTGCTTTGAACACTACCGGTTACGTCATGTATGCAGGTGACGCCACAACCTTCAACGATATGGATGAGGCAGATACGTTTGATATGGCTCTCGCAGGAGAAATTCAACTGGGTATGCAGTACCGTGAGGTATCGCAAGCCTACAATGTCGCTCAGGGTCTTCCTGGCGCCGTAATCTGCTACACCACCCCTGGTGTCATTTATGACATTCAGGAAGATCCTGACTGGATTGACTTACGCAAGTACGCTGATCCTACCTCGATCCTGCGTTATGAAGTCGGTACGTATAAAAACGTGCGCTTCATCTCCAATCCACGTCTTACCCTGTGGAACGCTGGCGCCATGACCTTCTGTACGGCCTTGATTATCGCTCACCACGCTGGTGATGGCTCCCCCAATCCGGGTGCTACCAAAGTGGATGGCACTTATCAGGTAGGCCAGACTTCAGCTGGAATCAAACACTTCCTGCAATGCGGGGCTGCCCTGGCTGGCTCCTGGGCTGACAGTGCTGATATCGCCGTAAACGATATTGTCACCATCGCCACCAGCCGGACTACTGCTTTTGGTGTTACCGATGGCTTGAACCCCTTCGATGGTCATCTGCACAATCGCCGGGTGGTTGGCATTGACCGCAACGCTCATACCATCGAGCTGGATCAACCCCTGATGGAAGACTTCTCTTCTGATCTGGGTGGAGGCATCCTCTTCGGTTATGTCTTCAAGGGTTTCAATGTTCATGCCAGTATCTTTGTGGGTGGACCACAGGGTATCGTGGCGGGTGTGGCGCAGCCAATCCGTTTCCACACTCCTCCTCCGATTGATGACCTGGAAGCGATTTATCGCTATTCGTGGAACTCAAGAGAAGGTTTCCAGCCCTACGCTCCAGAAGTTTTTGAAGTGGTCTTTTCGGCTGGTTCAGTTCGCATCAAGGGTCGAGCACACGCCTAAAACGTGTGCTTACCCTGCCAGAAACCTAATACAATAGAGGTGCTAATATGGCTCAAAATGTGTCTGTCTCTCTAACTAAACTGCGTAACTGGATTGTGGATGGCGCAGTCGGGACTGTCAATCGTTTCCACCGGAAGAATGTCGATACCTGCATTGAAGATATTGTCAATGCCCTGACAGTTATGCCTGGGGGCGCCGCAATCACGGGTGCCACCATCAGGCCATTCTCCGGATACAACTATAAGTTTGCTCCTGTCACTACCGACAATGATGGCCTGTTGGTAGATACGGATCTGGGAGCCACCACCCTTGTGATCAACAAGGGCGAAGGTGGTCTTGTAGATCCAGACTTTCCAAGGGTCATCACCGTCAAAGGCAATGTAAGCGGCCTGGTCAAGCATGTTCTCTTTGAAGGGACTGACTTTGCAGGTGCTGCCATCACGGACGATATCACCATGAATGGTGCGTCCGCAGTTGAATCGCTCCGGGCCTTCCGGACGATCACAAAAATCACCTTACCTGCTCTGACCCATACAGGACGTAAACAGCAGGAAACTGCTACCGCCAATGGAACCCTATCGGCTGCTTCAGGTACAGTCAGTGTCACCATTATCGCAGCCGGTATGACCGGAACGGGTGTGCCCAAACTGATCCCTACTACCACGGGCGATTCGGCCTCTGTCTGGGCCGGAAAAGTCCGGGATGCTCTAAGTATAGATGCTAATGTGCTCGCCATGTTCGATGTAAGCGGCGAAACCACTGCCATTATCCTGACCCGTAAGACCGAAGAGGCTGATGATGGTACTCTCAATATCGCCCTGGCAAATGGGACCTCAACAGGTGTTATTACTGCAGGTACCTCTGTCGATACTGTGACTGGTGTGGTGCATGATCGGGTGCGAGTTGGGTTTGTCAATAAGTTTGGGCTTCCCAAAGTATTGCTGAATGCTGGCTTGCTTCTGGTCCACTTCTATGACGGTTCCAACGATGCGGGTACCGTAGCAATAGATGTTTCCCTTAGTAAGAATATCTATCCTCTGGCAGGAACTCCTGACGGAGAAAATATCGTAGAACTCTCATTCCTGGGATAACAACATGAACCGTGAGTTGATGCGTACACGCGTGAGAGCACTTCTTGGAGACTCCGGAGAGGTTACTTATTCGGAAGAACTGATCAATGATGGGATCAATGTCGCCCTGGATGCGGTGCTACCCTGGATTGCTCAAAGAAAGACCATCACCTTTATGGGCGATGGGGCTCTAACCCTGTTTGCACTTCCTGAAGATTACTACCGTGTCATTTCAGTACATGATGGCAAGGGATATCTCTCGGAGTCACTCATGGCCTCTGGAGCAATCTCGCAAAGCACTCGCCAGTATGGTAATGAATGGGTTGAATTTCCCATGGGAAGTGTCTCACTCGTCTCGCCTCAGCCTGTCAATCAAATCCTCA